TGAAACTGATAACAGCGGTCTTCATCGCCATAAAACCCTGAACGGTCATAGCCGTAAAAGCCTGCATTCCAGTAGCACCGAATCGAGCTGCCGTAGCAAAATACTCAACCATCCCGGAAGCAAACATTGTGGCTTTACCAAACAACATTTGGGCTGTAGTAGCAGTACCAAGAGCAATCGCACTCTGAGCCGCAGCGATCTTTGCCATCACCAAAGAGGCAACAAACTTTATGCCAATCAAAATGATCAACGGTTCAAGCAAAGGCCCCATCATCTCAAGGACAGAAGCAAACGCATAGAAAGCACCCGAAATAACGGTGATAATGCCAGCCAACGGCCCAGCCAAAACAGCCAAAACGCTTGACATACCATCCAAAAGAGACTGCAATGCCACAGTAACGGCTTTGCCAAACTTTAAGAAAGCAGGGATCAAAGGAGCAGCAGCTTTAACAAGTTGACCAAAACTGTTACGAAGTTTCGGACTCGTAGCCACCAAAACGGTCATAGCACCAACAATCGGGTTCATCAATGGGGCCAATTTCGCTAACGGCCCAAGGTTCATTAACAAACTCTTACCAGCCATAGCAGTTAGAGCGGTAGCAAAAGTAGAAACTATTGGGGCGTACTTGGCCATTGACTGACCAAAGCCATCAACATTTAGTTTCGCATCCTTAAAACCTTTGACCATTTTTGCCAATTTTTCGATACCAACCGTAAATGGTGTAAACAGCATCGTCATAGCAGTCGTCAACTCGGTCACAAGAGGATATAAAGCCCCACCTTCACGAATCAACTTTGAAAACCCTGAGAACAAGTCATACGAGGCTTTAATCATTGGGCCGAAACCAGCAAGCAACGCATTACCCATTGCCACCTGCATGTCGTTAACAATTCGAGGGAACGAACGTAAAACCTTTCCAGGTTCTTCCATAGCGGCCGTATAAACGCCAGCAACCTTTGCGCCCTCATCCATGATCAAGTTGATAATGGCTTGCTGACGCTCTTGAGCGTTCAAATTGTTTGCTGTCTTACCGATACTCAATGCGTACTTGGCGTAACCTGTCGAAGCTTGCTCTGAAATACCAGCCGATTTGAGCAACATGCTATTACCCGTTTTGATAGCACGAGTCAGAATCATTGCTGTATCGGTCGAGTTCTTCTGTGAAATAACCGCCAAGTCCTGTGCTACACGAGCAACTTTGGCGGCTTGAGCCATCTCAAGGTTGCCCTGAGCGAACTCAATAGCCATCTGCTGTGCAGCGGCCATCTCAATACCGTTATCGCGAATAGCCTGAGCAGACGCTTTAATGTTTTTTGCACCGATCCCGGTGGACTTACCAATCGCATCAATAGCGACATTCAGCTCCGAAACACGCGCAGCAGCTTGGAATGATGCTTTGCCCATTTTTACAAGGCCGAAAGCAGCGCCGCCGATAACTGCACCAGCAGCGATTAAGCCTTTGCTTACGCCACCAACAGTCTGATTTAACTGATTAGCAGAGGATGAGGCTTGTTGAAAAGCCTTGGTGAAGCCATCGTCAATCGCACGTAAGTACGCTACAACCTGGATATCTTCAGCCATTTAATCACCTCCTGCGTTTGTTTGCCTGTTCAGCTTCGTAAGCCCTTAATTTGTATAGGGCGGCCCACTCAACTATTTCCGCAGAGGTGATTGGGAGATGGGCAGGTGTGCCGTACAAAAGTTCGGCCACCGTGCGCCCCAATTTCTCCGCTAGTTCGAAGAGGAACCGCCGTTCGGTGTTGATGAGGAGTCTTTTCCCGCAATATCAATGGCATCAGAACCAAAACCCGACAATCGCATAGCGACCGTGTTGATCTTTTCCAAAGCCGCGCCATTCTTGGACATAATGGTGTCCTTGTCAGCGTGGGTAAACACAGGTTCGCCCGTTTCCGGGTCGTAAACGCATGTGACAACAACTTCAGGCATCATCTTCGCAAAGTTGACATTGCCGTTGTTATCTGCTGCATCCTGAACAATCGCTGCGCGAGCAGCTCCGCTCATACCTCGAACTTCTACTTCAACACCCCATTGATCAATCTTGACGATTTCTCGTTGTAGGTCATCTACTGCAATAATGCGGTCACGTAAGGACACGATATTTCTCCTGTGTTTGTTGGTTTTTGGGTTTATGATTTGCCTATTGGCTTATCACGACCAAGTGGTGCGAGTAACTGGACCCGTCACTTGGAAATCTGCTGTTGCTTGAACTGCATCACCGACTGAAGCCGAGATGTTGTAGCCAGTCATAATGCAAGTACCTGTGTACTTGATAAGACCTGCTGTGCTACCTGCTGGGCCGTAGTTGAAGTTCAATGGGGTTGCGAAGCCAAGAACACCAGCAAGAGTTGCGTCTGCTGCTGAGTCAAACAAGCCTGAAATGCTGAAAGTCGCATCCGACAAGCCCACAATGTAGGTCTTAGCCGAACCTGAAACACCAAACGTGGTGGTTTCGGCAGTCTCGATTGAACGAGAAAGTGAAACGTCGTTTAGATATGCGGAATAGTCCACTAGTGATGCTGATGCGTTGTCCAATTTGAATACTGCTGATTTGCCATGTACGAATGCCACGATTTACCTCCGTGCGAAAGAAACTTGATAAGTGATTGAGCCTGTACCTGATGCAAGCGTGTTTTGCGCCCTCAGGTATCGGTTGACGGTCGTGCCAGCCGCAACTGCGACCCGTTCCGAAGTTTTAACCGTTGTTGCTACAACGGAAAATGTTGCTAAGTCAGCCCAGGTTGAGTTGTCTGACGAATGTTGAACTTTGATAGTCGCATTAGCCGACCGCGAGTTGGCTGTTACATGCAATTGGGCCAAACCGCCATTAGCGGTTGAAGCAGCATTATCAACCGAAGTGCTGTTCGTGGTAGAAGAAATTGAGGCCAAAGCAGCGAGGGAAACGCCATGATCAATGCCACCATCAGCTTGAGCATCATAGGAAACCGAAACAACGTCACCCACAGGCGAGGAAACCGAATACCCTGTTGTCTTTGCGAGCAACAGTTTCACCGGGTTACCAATAGTGGTGAGAGTTGGGAAAAACGATACTGGAGCGTTCGTGTCAGAGCCAATTGAGGCAGTCAGGACTTGATCAACAGCATCTGCAGCACCATCAAACATCCCGGAAGCTGTGACTGTGCCATCCTCCAAGCCCGTGATATAGGTTTTTGCGCTGGAACCGAACGCTGTCGTTTCGGCGGTTTCAACCATATTGGACACCGATCCATCGTTCAAAAACGAACTCAGATCGTATGCGCCGTGCAAAACGGCAGCACTCTTACCATGAATAAAAGCCATTACTTATCCTCCGAATCAATCGCATCCGCAACAACTGGGGCAGCCTCTACTACTGGAGCAGGCTCTTCTTTTACTTCGATCTTTGCCTTGGCAGAACCGTCAACAAGTTCGATAATTCCTTGTTCTTTAAGCCATGCAATAGACTTCGCTGGAATGTCGTCAACGATTTCGCCTGCTTCAATGCGGCGATCTAGGTAATCTAACCCATGTTTTACGAGGTATTTCGGCATCTGTACTCCTGATAGTGGCACGTGGCTCTACCCCGGATACCGACCTGACCACAAGGGTACGAACGGGCGATGCCGAGGTCACGAGGACACGAAGAACTATCAGGACTTTACAACGCATCAGCCGACAGGCTGACTGTATATGGCTTTAGTTCACCAACCATCCTCAGGGATGATCCAAGGCGACCAATTAGAACCAGTTGCTTCAAACAACAGTCTTCCAGCCTTCAAGTTCGTGAACGCATCCAACAAAGGCTCTTGAGTACAGATCTTCAATTGGGTGCAAATAGGGGCATATTTATTGCGTTTTGGGTTGTAATTTATACCATTGATCTGAAGCAACCCTGAATCTGAAGGATGACTCATAGAAACCATTTTGATGATGTTGCAATTCTTATCAACAGCAGAACCACCAATACGGCGAGGGCAACAACCTGACTCGCGAGCAATAATGTGCTTCAAACGAGGCATCTGATCCTCCTTCCAACCAGCGGCCAAAGCCACAGGTGGAATCCAAGAACAGTCACCATGCGTAAAAACCTCAGGCAAAACATAAGGTGGGTTTTTGGCTTCAAAAGCAGCCAAGGAAACAAGGGGAACTGGGCTAACCACAGAGCCGGGGGCAGAAGCCGCCTGAACTGCTGAAATCAAGCCAATAAAAACACTTAATATGGTTACCGCTGTTGCGGTTAAAAACATTTTCTTCATCGGTTACCTCCGAGAATCGAATAATAAGGGCAGGCTTAACGCATTAGATAATGCAAAGCCGTCAATCTTTTTGGTTTACCTCCTGATGGAGTTCTACGTATAAGGATGACACCTCGCAAGGTGCGCTGTCACTTTCAAACCTGTCTAACGACCCTCCCAAGTCGCTCAAACCGCTTGGTAAATCCTACAGCCCCAACCAAGCCGAGGCAAGCATCTCAGGCCCCGTTTTTGGCTTTACAACGGTGGCAAACAATAACCCAGGGTCTAGTAACCGAGACTGCCAGCATCTTTTTGCACCGCCAGCATCTAGGTTCTAAATCCTCTGTCGCCCCTTTGCCATAAGCATCAATGGGTATTTCGGGGTTCTCTAACCCAGCCATACGGTGTAATCGCATCCGATAAGAGCGCGGTCATCACCGTCTCGACTCAATGGATAAACCTCAGAAGTCGCCAACATAGTCAAAATCTTCACACTAGAAAGGGTGGTATCCCGAATAGCACCAAGGACAGCCCTTACCGCTACAGCCTTATCACGAGCTGCAGGATAATCGTTCCGAGCTGCACGACAAACCACTCGAATACGTTGATGATCAATCGCATAAACACCCGCGCCAAATGTGTGATCAGGGCCGCTACCAGCAGACTCATAAAGGGTTACACAAGCATCCGGGGTATCAGGGGCGCGAGCAAGAAAGATATTCGTAGCCAAAGTGCCTTGCCCCTGGCTTGCCAAATAGGTGCCTAACGCATCCAAAATAGCCATTACTTAGCCCCCTGCGCGACTTCACGATCAATGATTCCTTGAATACGTTGAGCCAAACGAGCCGACAAACCTTCAGAAGCATCCATCATTGGCTCTTCCAAATAGTAAGCCTGCCTTCCGGGAGCATGTTTGAAGTCTTCGTTTTCGTGCTGGATAATCGCATAGTTAACCATCTCATCGCCGCCAGCAGCTCCACCATAAGTGATCTCGACAGAAGTGGTTTTCCCCACCATGAACGGTTCGTGGACTCGACCTGAGCTGGACAAAGCACCACGATCAAAAGGAACTATCTCCCTTGAAGTCGCCAAAATAGCCTGTGCCTCAGCGTAGAGAGCCTCTTTGATGTTGCCTGTATAGCCAGTAACAACACGGCGGCCAAGAGAAATAACCGACGTAAGACCATCCACATAAACAACCTGTTTACGCGCCATGTCAGTTACCAAACGAAACAGTTGTGTGGTGAGTCCCGGTGTCGTCATTGTAAACCTGCACAGAAAGAATCAAAGGAGAACTACCGTCAGGTAACAAAATCTTGGAATCCGTTGTAATTGTTGGGTTTCCGTAGAAAATGATCGTTCCAACCTCATAAACATCACGCCCGTCAGCCGATTTAACCACTCGACCAGTTTCCTGAACCCGGCAATTCGTGGCTGTACCAGTAGCAGAAAACGTGAACTTGCCATAAGCATCAGCAGACGACTTTGGGTAAACAGTCACCTGAGAAGGCATCATTCCAAGGAAAGCGGCCTCAATCGTCATTCAGGGAAGTCCTGGATCGGTGGAATATACATCATTCCTGTGCCAACGTTGCGACCCATACCAATCGAGAACTCTGAACTGACCGGGTAGCCATTCGCATCCCAGTTAGGCGAAGGCGGGGCAGCCCGCATAGCAGTAATCCTCAACCGTGCAGCTCGATCCAAGAAAGTCTTGGCAGAAGCCCCAAATTGGGTTGAAATCGAAAGATCGCCCACACTCCTTGAATAGTCGCTCTTCGCGCTGTACTTGCCTGCAATAGCCTCACAAGCAAAAGCAGCCGATGTGTACGCATCGTTGTTCCACTCAGTCAACAAGAAGTCAATCTCAGGGTCCATGATCTGCTGATTATCGGTATCGGTATCCCCGCACAAGAATAGAACCTTGTCAATCGCCCTAGCTGAAGGATTACCCGTATAAGACCATTGTGCGCCTATCAGGGCAACAATTTGTATAGAAATCAAGCCGTTATTAGGGGCTGTTAACAGACGTGGGCCGCTGAAAGTAGCCGTAAATGAAGCTACATAAAACCCGGCAGCTAAAGTCGCATCGGTAGCAGTCCAAGGGTATTCAACCTGACCAGTTGCGGCAGCAACCAACGTGCAAACCCCATCAGTAATGACCTGTGTGCCTGTAGCGGCGTTCCACATATTGAATGTGATAGTCGCCCCGGTGAGGTCAGTAGCAACACCATCCGTAAGGAATTGGCGCGACAACTTAGGAAGGCGGTCACCTTTTTTAATGGTTATTTCAGCCATATCATTGCCCCAAAGTCACCGTTCCGTTGTTTCCACTCGTTGAAATCGCAAGTTTAGAACCACCAGCCAAGACCTCTAGCAATACCCCACTAGCGGAAACTTGATCGTTACCAACTGATACAGACATAAAACCTGAAGACACAGCAATAGGTTCGTCAATCAAACCTTCCGAAATCGAAGCACCAGCACCACTTGCATTCGCTGTACGAATAGCGGTCACATAAGCAACAACCGTTGAACTACCAGCCGCCAAATCTGTTACAGCTCGGAGAACACTCCTCAATCGCATCGCTGTCGAGCTGCTGGACCCTGCAGCTGAAGCCTCACGTGGACTTACATGCAAACCATCAGCACTTGAACCACTAGAAGCCGTATCTGAGCCATTTCGTAGAACAACACGAACTTTCTCAACCGAAGAATCACCCGTTCCTGAACTGCTACCACTCCTGGCTTTCGTAGCAAAACCAATCGCATCGCTAGTTCCCGCCCCGGAAGCTGCAGCAACTCGAATATGAGTCGTCTTCACAGCCGCCGAAGATGTACCCAAACCTGTATTTGAGGCTGTTCTAACGCGAATGTAGTTACCAGTAGCGGTGTCATTTGTTGTGGCCCCACCATCACCATAAGCAGAACGGTAAGCCTCATAAGCAATAGCCACAAGGGAATCACTAGAACCCGAACCAGTCGCATTCCTAAACGTGGATCGAACAGTCTCAGTTGACCCGGCTGAAGAACCTGAACCAGTAGCAGTCCGAATCCTTGTGATTTGACTACTGGCCGACTCGCCGCCCAACGCATCCGAACTAGCGGTACGTGCTGCAACCCTTACACCAATTGCTGTTTCTGATCCCTGACCACTACCCGTAGCGGATCGAAATATAACAATCCCTTGCGAAACCGAACTAGAACCAGCACCTGACCCAGTAGCAGCAATCGTCTTTTTGCCATTTAGAACGCCATCACCGTCTAATTTACCCAGGATCGCATTGTCTAATGTGAAGCTGTCAATAACCTTAAAAACGGCCGTAGAGGACTCGCCACCTGAACCTGAACCCGTAGCAGAGCGACTTAAAGTAGCGTTACGACAAACAGCAGTAGAAGAACCAGCACCTGAACCAGTCGCCGAAACAGCATTAATACCATTCAGGACACTAGATCCGTCAAGAACGCCAAGCGTTACATCGTCAAGAGTAAAAGCATTAACGATAGCCACAAGGGGCTACCTGATCAGTCGAGGGTCAGAGTCAGCGAAGTGATCTGAAAAGTGTCGCCAGCGGTAACAGCAGCCGAAGATGAAAAAGCACCCGACCACAAGCAGTTGCCCGCAGTTGAAGCATCCCACAAAGACCAATAACTGTAGGTTTCCGTGTTAGAAACGTTAGTCCAGGTAACCGTTGCAGACGAAGCCATTGAACCAGCAGAAGCAGCCGAAAAAGAAACAGCCTTACGAGTTGTTTCAGCAGCAGGGTTAGAGGTGCCATCCTCACCCGGATCGCCCAAATGCAACTTGATATAAGGGCTTGCAACAGCAAAAGAAGTGTTACGAAGAGTATTCAGGAACGCGAGTTCACCATAATTGGAAATCGTCATCAGTTACCTTCTTCAATCTTGGTCTTCTTGGCTTTTGGCTTAGGGGTTTCTACAACCTCTTCCTCGGCTGGAGGCTCAACAGAAACAACGTTTTCTGCTACCTCAGCCAAAAAACGACCGTTGACCAACTGGCGCACATTGCGCCAACCACCAGCATCCACAAGGGTGCCAGTAGCAATAGTTGATCCATCACTCGCCGAAATTGGTTTAAGAACTCGATATGCCATAAAACTCTTTCAGATAAATAGAACCGAGGTCAATTGGCAGAAACGCTTTACGCGGTTCTGTACCAAACAACCGTGTTAGCAGCCGAAACACGAACCTTAAAGGTTGCGCTAGTTGCTGCAGCAACAGTTGCCGAACCAACGATAGTCGCATCAGTACCAGCCGTGATAACGAGTGGGTGAGTAGCAGAAGCCAAGTTAATAACATTGACCTCAAACGAGTCACCAACTGCGTAGCCCTTCAAAGCACCACAAGTAAGAGTTCCCGTAGGAATAGTCTTAGCCCGTGAAGCAGTTGGAGTGCCAACAAGCAATCCACCATTGGTTACAACCTGTGCGGCTGTCAAAGTTTCTGCTGTGTCAGTAAGAGAAGTAACAGTTGTCTTATCGGTGCGCGTGTTTCCAGCAATAACGCCGTTCACTCGCAAAGCACCGAACAAGCCTCTGCCCTTAGTAAGTCTGTTTGCCATTATCGGCCCCTAACTATGCTACGCAAGCTGAGAAGAAGTAACCAAGGTCTGCACCGATTACCTTCATGTCGAATGCAACTTCGGCTTCAATGCGGTCTGCCTTGTACTGTTCCATACGCATACGCGATACGCCAACAGTCTGATTTAGGCCGCCTGAAACACCAGTCCACGACATGATGTAACCGCCCGAAGGCTGGAGGAGTCCTGCCGATGGAGCTGAGTAGGTCAAAAGGGCGTTCTTACCGTAGTTGAACGCATAAGCCTGAGTTGCACCTTCGTTGTTGGTTGCCTTAACACTCTTAGCAACCATCACGCGAGGAACACCGAACAAGCTTGCCATCACATCTTCTGTGAGAACGTTCTGTGAGGTGTACTTGATACGGTCAACAAGGTCAGGGTGGTTCTTCAATTGAATGAAGACGTCGTAACCAAGCACCAGAGTGTTTGGCTCGTACCCGGTGACGCTCAAAATTGCGCGCTTACCTGATTCAATGTCGCCGATTGGATCTGACGAGGTGTAATCGCTCCACAAGTTTGTTGGAGTCGCATCGGTTCCCCAAATGCCAGTTGTGAAGTAGTTGGAAACAAACTGTGTTTCCATCTTCAAAAGAAGGCGTGAGGTGACGAACTCTGCGGCTTCACGATCCACGTTGATAGGAGCGTCAGCGTTTGCACGAGTCTGATCACCAATATCTTTGTGGAACGCATAAACATCAGCCTGATAGCTGTCTGTCGAAAGGTTGTAACCGCCACCAGCTGACTCGGTTGCGTCTGCGCGGCGTTGAGCCTCGTCACGGAACCAGTCGTTCTTGGTGTAGGTGAAAAACTTGTCGCTCTGCTTTGATACAGGAACAATAGGGAAAACCCGTGTTGCGATGAAGTTTTGGTTCTGTTGGAAGTAGGCGACCGAGATATTGGTCAAGATCGCATCTACGTGAACCTGGGATTGGGTTGGCTGTGGCATGTCTATTTGCTCCTGTGATTATGCTGCGCGGGTTGGGGAAGCGCAGTTGATTACTGCTGTGAGAATGTCGGCATCTGCACCTGAAGCAAGAATTACTGCTCCAACTGCGTATTCCGTTGTGTCGGTTCCTGCAACTTTGGCATCAGCCTTACCAGTACTTGAAGTACCGATAACAACGCCAGCTGCAATAGCCGCTCCAGCAACGATCTTCGTGCCACCAGCGACAACAATTGACGCATCCTGACCTGAAGTTGGGTTGTTCTGAAGAACACCAATTGGAATATCAGTTGCGCCTGAGCAAACAACTGCTTTTCCGCTTGAGATTTTCACAAACTTGTACTGTGCAGCTGAAAGATCTGCACCTGCCTCAAGGGTGATTTTGAGGGTGTAATTGGAGATTTCGTATGCCATTTTTCTATTTCCTCCGGGGAATTAGCGTTGCTCGGCGCGGTAAGCCGCGTAGAGGTCAGGGTTTTGTGTAACGATCGAAGCAACTGCTTGTTCCATCGTCTTGAAGTCACCGTTGTTTACGGCAGCCTTTGCCATTGATTCAACCTTCGCATAAGCCGAACCGTCATCCGGGCGACTTCCACGACCAATTTCATCAAAAATTGCGGCTGATTCTGACTGTGCGTTAGCAGCAGACAGAGCCTTTTCGACCTGACTAGCGAGGTTCGCATCAATGTCGGTCAAACGACGTAGTGCTGGGCCAAGATCCTTGGCATCAACAGTCAAATGTTGCCATGCGGCAGCCTTTTGAACGAACTCTTCGTCACGGCGAGCTTCACGCTCTTTACGGAGTTCTTCTTTAGCGTAATTCGCTTCGTTGGCAGCTTTTTCAAGCATTTCACGAACTGGCTGTGGAAGTGACTTCATAATCTCTTCCTCTTCATCCATTTCTTCGTCTTCTTCTTCGTCTTCTTTAGCCATGTCCTCGTAAGCCTTTTCAAGCTTCTCGACTTGAGCATGGGAGGCTTCAAGAGCCTTCTCTAGTTCAACAACACGCTCAATATAAGCCTCTTCCAGGCTTGGATCCATCAAAACTTCTTCGCTCACGTTTGCCTCTTTCGTAGCACTCTTCATAACGATCCAGCCTTCTTCAAGGTGGGCGGGGTGATCTACTCCGCTAGTTTCCAGTACCTTCAGGGCGACCATTTTGCGTTTTTTAGGACTGCTCATAATCACCTTGAAATCTTGCGGATCTGTCGCATGAAGTTTTGACCTCATCCGCAAATACTGGACAGAGGTGAGTGTAGAGAGGTGCTACAAACTACGAAAGTTAATAGGGGTTTAGTTCATGTGGTTTTCTGCTTGACGAACGCATCCCTCACCGTAAGCAAGAGCGATCAGAACTATGTCTCGTTTCAAATCATCCAATGAATCCTGATCAATTCTCTTAAAACGATCAACTCGACCATCAACTGCTTCCATCAAAACCTGATTCAATTCCATCCTTGCCAAATCTGTTGGCATGTTCACCCAGTCAGGAAAATCAGGCTCTTCCTCAGGGTCAATCCAATAGGTTTTGGTTGTTTTCAAAAATAAAACAGAAATACCTAAAGCACAAATACCGTAAAACAATGTTGCTAATAGTTCCATAAGTTCCCTCCCTTGGGTTGGGATAAACCTACGGCATTCCAAGCATCAAATCAAGGATTATCCACAACGTCAATGTCCATCTGCACCACACGAGATGAATGGGCATCCTGGCTCTGACACCACGCCTCGGTAACAAGCACCTGAGATTTCACTTCTTGCCCACAATCCGGGCATCGCATAATCGTTTTCGTTTTATGTGCAACTGGCCTATCCATGATGACACCTTAGTTCAGGTCAATTAATTCCTGTTGGCCGCCGTTAAGCACGATCTGTGGCAGTCGAGCAACCTTGCCCTTGGAGGCAGACAAACGAATATCCACTCGGTCATACGGTTGCAAACGCATCACAGCCACAAACGTTGGATCAAGCAACTGCTTCACCCAAGCCTCAATGAAGGCTGGAACTGGCTGTTCCTCAGACATTGAAAGCTTCTTTTTTCTCCCCAAAATAGGCTTTAGCGAAACCGCCAGCAATCAAATCTTCGTTCAAACACTTTGTTTTGTTGTCATCGGTGTAGATGTTCGCCAAGATACGACCATATTTTTCGTTCTTATCTTTCAAGGTTTGGATCACAACAACCGGGTTCTGTTCCATCCAGTCATGGGCGAACTGTTTGGCTTTCAAGCCTGCGGCCTTCTCCAACGCATTCGTGGTGCGCGACTCCGGGGTGTTCACACCGTAAAGACGGACACGAATCCTGTGGTGAATGTCAAAACCTAAGTCCACCATGAGGTCAACGGTGTCACCGTCAACGACTTTCAGCAAAGAAGCCGAATAGCAGAACCGTTCTAAAGCCATCAGTCGTCTAGTTGAACTGTGCCGTAATAGTCAACATCAAAATAGTCGGTCATCATGTCGCTGTTATCACGGTTGTACGCATTGACGATGGAATCAACCTTTTCGTAAATTGCTTTTGCTTCACCTGTTAGGCGACCGTTTTCATCTCTAGTTCTTGGCGTACCCGAAACTCGTACCCGGACTGCGTTAGTGCCACGATTATCGCTCTTCACGCTGAACTTCAAGCCTGATGGCAAATCGCCACTAGCAACAGCGTCTTTAAGATCACGGCGAATATCCATCGAAACTTCTTTTACTGGTCTGCGACCAATATATTTTGGACCCTTAGAACCTGCATAGTCATCAAAGAACTGTCCTGGCTTATTACGAGCTTCACTTGTGTCGCCAGCTGCCAACTCTTCCTCAAGTTTTTTGATGCCTGACTCCAACGCCATGTAAGCACCCTGCGAAGTGCCTCTTCCCATGTTTCCGAGTCTTTCCTTCTGAGCATCAATGAAAGCCT